CTCCTACCCGTTCCCGATTTCCTGGTGTGGTGGTGGGGTGGGGTGGTGTTGCAAAATGCGACAGGCAACAGCAGAGAGCCCTGAACCTTCTGATAAATCTAAAAATTATTTCCTTCTACACTATTTATTATAGTACAATACTACAATAGTGTCAACTATCTTTTTGGTTTTCTATTCGTATAGCTAGTTCTGGAGCATTTATGTTCACAGTCTCTACACTCTCCCCTACTACTTTACCTAGTGAGTCTAATATTTGGGCAGCAGTCTGAAACTGACCTTTCTTCACAGCCTTATCAAAAAGTCTAACTCTCATGGCTTGCAGCCTGGCTATCATATTCTCCCTATCCTTCTGCCAATCCTCCTCATTCCACTTTGTCACTTCCTTCCAATCGTTCCAAGCAGTTTTTACACAAACTCCTTCTCTAGAAGAATGTTCTAAAACTAGGTGTCTTGCGGGTAAACCTTCAAGTTGTCTTTTGTATAATCTTTGTCTCCTCTGTTCTATAACCATATCAGGGGATCTTCCTGGATTTCTTTTCTTTGGAACGGATCTATCGTCAAAATTCTGTAGGATTGCTTCTGTCACGGACTGAAACTTATGTTATTAATTGAATAATAACCTTAAAATAGCAAATTAGTCGATAAAAACTAGCAAATCAATCAAAATTAAGGTTAATCTGTAGTACATGAGTGTAAAAACAAGAGAAAATTTGACATTAAGGTGGGCACAGGGGGAGGTGTTCAACGCAAAAAACAGATTTAGGGTACTGGTGGCTGGCAGAAGATTCGGAAAATCTTATTTATCCTGCATTGAACTTGTAAATGCAGCTATAAAACGACCAGGCGAGACATATTTTTATTGTGCTCCTACATATCGCATGGCAAAAGACATTGCCTGGAAAGAATTGAAAAAACTCGTGCCAAGAGAGTGGATTCAATCAAAAAACGAAACAGATTTAAAGATTGAATTGATAAACGGCTCACTTATTGAACTGAAAGGAACAGAAAACGCAACCACATTAAGAGGTCGAAGTTTAGCTGGTGTTGTGTTAGACGAGGCAGCCTTTATGGATTCTGACGTATGGTTTCAAGTTATCAGGCCAGCACTAGCAGACAAACAGGGGTGGGCACTATTCATTTCAACACCCGATGGCACGGCAAGCTGGTTTTACGATTTATGGTGTTACGTTCCAGAAGATACCACGGGGGATTGGAAAAGGTGGAGTTTTACCACAATAGACGGGGGGAATGTTCCAGCAGAGGAAGTGGAAGCTGCGAAGGCCCAACTAGATAACAGAACATTTAAGCAAGAATTTGAGGCAAGTTTTGAAAATCTTACGGGATTGGTAGCTGTCAGTTTTAGCGATGACAACATTAGTAGCGAAGTCCAGGATTTACAGATGTTGCCATTAATTTTGGGTTTAGATTTTAACGTGGACCCTATGGCAGGAATTTGTGCGGTCAAGCATAACGACTGTCTTTATGTTTTTGACGAGATCATGTTGACGGGTGGAGCAACAACTTGGGATTTTGCGGAGGAAGTTATCAGAAGATATGGGGTAGATAGAAGAATTATTGCTTGTCCTGACCCAACGGGTAGTGCGAGAAAAACAAGTGGAGTAGGAGTTACGGACCACAATATTCTTAGGAGAAGTGGATTTACAGTTATGAGTCCTAAATCTCCCTGGAAAATAAGGGATAAAATAACTTCGATTAACACGGCTTTGTATGATGCAAATGGAGACCGAAGAACATTTATCCACCCAAGATGTAAAGAATTGATAAAAGCATTACGAACTTTAACTTATGCACCAAATACTGGCTTACCAAACAAAAATTTAGGAGTTGACCATGCTTTTGATGCTTTCGGGTACTTATGTTTGCAACAATTCAACCTTGCCAAACCAGAGACATTAGGCCAAACTTCGTTTAGAATATACTAAGAGCTACCTAATTCTTACCATGTACCATTCTACGACTAAGAAAAAGAAGAAGAAAAAGAAGGGAGGCAAGAAGAGAAGTGAATGTTCCTGTAAATAAAGCGTTATACTCTAGGGTAAAAGCAGAAGCAAAGCGTAAATTCAAAGTTTATCCTTCTGCTTATGCCAATGCGTGGCTTGTACGAGAGTACAAAAAGCGAGGAGGAACCTACCGAGTGGAGAAAAAACGTGGCAAGAAGTAGTGGCGGTCTTACCCGTTGGTTTAAAGAGAATTGGGTTGACGTAAAAACTGGCAAACCTTGTGGTCGATCAAAAGGCGAAAAGCGAGGTTATCCAGCTTGTAGGCCCAAAAAACGTGTATCAAGTAAGACACCTAAGACTGTTGGAGAAATGTCAGCAAGTGAAAAAGCCAGGTTCAAACGTGAAAAGACGAGCAGTAAAAAGATAACATATCAACATAGACGTAAAAAACGTAAAAAAAGGAGTTAAAAATGGCAAAATCTCATGCAATGGCAAGGTGTCAGGGTTATATAGCTTCTGTACGCAAGGGAAAGAAGAAAAAAACTACAAAAAAATCAACTAAAAAGAAAAAATAACTGTGAAAAACGCAGTTTCAAGGTAAGATAGTCGTATAAGTAAAATTTTATTGAAATCATGGCATTTTTTCGTGGTGAAGAAGGCTCTGTATCATTTGATAACGGAACTGGATCAGTTGGAGCAGTAGCTTCTACGACTTCTTGGACACTAGATGTTGTTAAAGATACTCTTGAGTGTACTGCTCATGGCGATACAGCAAGAAAATATGTAGGGAGTTTAATAACAGCTACAGGAACAGTTGATCTTCTTTATACAGCTACAAGTGGAGATAATACTGCTGAAATTATTACAGACATATTAACTGCTGAAGATGCTGGTGATGCTTCGTTTAACCTTTTCTTGGATACATCAGGTGCTAAAAAATTAAGTTTTAACGGAATTATTACAGGAACTTCATATAGTTCAACCGTTGGAGATGTCTCAACTGTATCAGTAAGTTTCCAAACTACTGGTGATATTACTTCTGCTGTCTAATGCCTAAGAAATCTTATTCAGCAAAGCAACGCAAACTAGCTGCTGTTGCTCCACCACGGGATAAGATTACTGCTGCTGATCTTAAAAAGCTACGTTCTAAGAAAAAGAGGAAAAAGAAATGAAGGTTAAGAAAGAACTTACAACCAGGCAAAAGACTGCTTTAGCTAATCATAAAAAGAAGGGTACTCATACTGCAAAACACATGACGATAATGAAGGAAGAGATGTTGAAGGGTAAAACATTTATGGAAGCCCATAGAATAGCTATGAGGAAAAAAGGAAAATAATGGCTAAACGCAGAGGAGTCAGTTTATCTATAGGAAGAGGCGAAAAGTCTAAGAAGGGAGGACTGACTGCGAAAGGAAGAGCTAAATATAATCGTGCTACTGGAAGTAATTTACAAGCACCTGTTACTGAAAAGAATCCAACAGGAAAAAGAGCAGCAAGAAGAAAATCCTTTTGTGCTCGCATGAAAGGTATGCCTGGGCCATTGAAAGATAAAAAAGGTAGACCAACTAGAAAAGCGTTAGCATTAAAGAGATGGAGGTGCTGACATGACTTATGCTGTTCCTGGACCAATTAGAACCAATATTATTTCATCTACTTCGGTAGGTGGGATAGACAGTCCTTTTACTCGCACGAGGGCTGTCTTAGACATGATGAAAGGTTGGGAAATAATGAAAGCCGTAACCGAAGGAACAGATTATCTCCGAACAAACAGCGAAACATTCCTACCACTAGAGCCAAGAGAAGATTACGATGCTTACCTTGCAAGAGTAAATCGTGCTGTATTTTCCCCATTTACCCAAAGATTAATTCGAGCAGCCACAGGTCTTGTTTTAAGGAAACCAATAGTGCTTACAGGAGATCCTTATTGGACAGAAATGTTCAAGGCAGATGTAGATGGTAGAAAGTCAGATTTAGATGAATACGCTAGAAGATTACTAATGTGTTCTCTTACATACGGTCAAAGCCATATACTTGTAGATTATCCTGCACCATCAGGAGCAGTAAGTCTTGCAGAAGAGCGTCAACAAAATCGCAGACCATACTGGATTGAAGTCGATCCAAATAATCTTTACGGTTGGAGATTAGATAGAGAATCTAATTATGGAAACTTAATACAGGTAAGACTTGGTGAAAAAGCTGTACTGCCAGATGGACAATTTGGAGAAAGAGTATTTGACCAAGTAAGAGTGATTGAACCAGGAAGTTACAGAGTATTTCGCAAAAAAGAACAGATAGAGGAAATGTACGATGTTTCAGATGGAAGTTCTGCTGGCAGTTTTGAAGCTGGATCAGCAGATAAAGATTATAAACAGGTAGAATCTGGTAATTTTTCTTTAGGTGAAATACCTTTAGTTACAATTTATTCTGGAAAAACAGATAATTTAGTAAGCAAACCACCTCTACTTGATATTGCATATTTGAATATTGCACATTTTCAAAGACAGGCTGATCTTATTCATAGTTTGCACGTTGCATCTCAACCAATGCTTGTAATGGAAGGATATGACGATCAGACCAAAGACCTTGCTATCTCTGTA